ATTTAAAAAAACAAATAGACGCTTTTACTAGTTTAAATAATTTTTCAGCTAAAAGACAATTCTTTGCAAAGCAAGGAATTTACTTAGATGCTGATATTGATTCTACCAATTTCAATGATATTTTAAAAGTACCTGCTTTGATAAGAAATCCACCATTTTTACATCCTATAGACCCAAACAGATTTTTTATAAAAGAAACATTACCAACAGACAATATTAGTGATTATGGTAGTAAAAAACCAGATAATATAAATATGACAAAAACGAGAGCTATAAAAGCAAGAAGAAAGTTGAAATCTTATGAAGCTATTGCATCAAATGAAAATATAAGACCATTTTCATATGAGGGTGATACTGATAATGTAAAGCCAAAAGGAGCTTTAAGAAACATTTGGATAAATATTAAGGAAATACAAAAAGCCTTTGGTGTATCTGCAGCTGATGCTCCTGTACAAGATGAGGGTAATGTATCTCCACCTGGTACATTAGAAAATGGTGTAAAAAAATTACTAAACCAAATGAATCAGAATTTTAATAATGTTTGGAACTTTGACATAGTTACAGATCCGTTTGATTCTACTAATATAAAGGTTATTGATAAGAAAACTTCAAATGTAAACAGACCAATCTACACAGTGTTTAAAGAAAACTCACATGCAATTGATACTCAAGGAATCTATAAATTTCCAGCCTTTAATGTTGGTAGCATAGTTAAGAGTCAAAATTTAGCATTTAAAATACCAAACGCTATGGCTGTAAGTGCTTTATATGCCTCAAATAAAAACAAAGGTATGACAAATGAAAGTGAATACAATGGTTCTGAAATAAGCAAGTTGTTCAGAACTGATGAAATCGTAGAAGGCTCCGATCCTTTTAAGGACAAATATTTAAAAAGTTTAAAGAAAAGTTTTCAAAGCGGAGATCATAATATAGACAACAATGTACCATTTACAGCGACAACTATTGGTAGTGAACATTCGAGCTATAATTCTAAAATAATAAGAGGAAATACTAAGGGTTCTTTTAATGTTTTAAAAACATTATGGGATAGAAATTGGTGGAAAAGATGGGTGTCCGGAAACAAATCATCAAAAGAAGCAACCAGTACAGGTACTACGAAGTCAGAACCACCAAAGGAAAGATTAAGGCTTGTTTTTGATGAAGATAAAAAAGGTAATAAAATTGAAAAAATGATTTGGGAAATCGAAACGGACAAAGACAATAAATCAAAAGCAGGAACAAATGTTTATGGACTAAATCCTAGCAGAAAAGGTGGTTATTATAATTACGATGAAAAATTAAATAAATTTGTGTTATTGGATGAAGCTAAGTACGCTTTAAGGAGTTATTTAAATGATTCAGGTGGACGAGGAAAGTTTAGTTCAGATGATATTATTCCAGCAGAACTTGCTTTAGAGATAGATGGTACTGGTGGAATTATGCCAGGCGATATTATTCAAACCGATTATATTCAACCCAAATATAATTTAGAGATTTCCAAAGATGAAATAAGTTTAGGACCGCAAGTTTATTTCCAAATTTTTGGTTTAAATCAAAAGGTAGATTCTGCTGGTTGGACTACAGAAATAAATACAAAAATGAGGTACAATTCAATTCCAAATGAAAAGGGATTGAAATTAGAAGAGGTAAAAACTAAACCTATAGAAGCTCTTACAGTTACACCAAACTCACCTGCTAAACCACCCGAACAACCAGGCGTAATAGGACCAGATTCTGCATTTAGTGGTTTTGGTTTAAATAACACGTTTACATTACCACCTTTAGAAGCCTATAAACCAAGCGCAGATCCAGAAGATTATGTAGAACCTTTGCCTGAACAAGAAGAATTGCCGATTGAAGAACCTGCTGAAGAAGTATTTGAGTCAAGAGTAATAAATAATGGTATACCTCCAGAAGATGAGGGAATAGATACACCAGTTCCCGAACCAGCACAGGAAATAGAAGTAAAGGTGCCTGAAAAAGAAATGGAAATAATAAGAGTTATTAAAAGTCCTGGACAACCACGAATGGTTGTGCCAGTAGTAGTTAAAACAGTTAAACCACCAAAAACTGCAATAGAAGAAGTTACAGTAATGGAAATATCTGAACCAGAAGTTGCTTATGTAAAGCTTCCGAAACCAATTCCAAAGCCAACGCCACCGGCAACACCACCGGCACCAACACCACCTAAGATAATGGAAACGCCTGTACAAAAAGTTAAGAGAGAACAGAAACAAAAAGCACCTAAGCGTAAATCTAACCCAGCACCAAAAAAGACAACTTATAAAAAATCAGGCACACAGAATAATCTTATATACAGAGTCATACCACTTTGGAGACCTAAATATTCAAGTACTCAAAAGCAACGTGATAATGGCGATTATAAGCAAGAAGTATTTTATGGTGAAAATAATGGAGAGACACCAGTCCCGTGGCAAGTAAGGCAAAAGTTTTGGGATGATAATATAGAACCACAAAATTCAACTGGTCAATCAAATATTACTATTGTAGGTTTAAATGAAGCTGCGCTATTAGCTAGTGCTAGATTTTTTAATTCAACGTATATAAAAAAATACGATAATAGGTAAGGAGTAGAGGAATGGCACAAGCATCGCCTGACGAAGTACAACAAGCAGAACAAACCCAACAAGTAACTACAGTAAATACTGAAGCTGCTCTTCTGATGGCTAAGATTAATGAGTCACGTAGGCAAGGTGTAAGTTTAAATAATCCAGTTGTACAAAGAATTAATAATAACACCACAAGAGTAGAAAAGGGGTTTGTAACTGATAAGTTTCAGTTTAAAGATAGAAAAGGTAAATTTGTAAAAAAAGGAAAACCTTATCATATTCATTATACAAAAGATTTAAATGTACATTATATGACTTCAGCTGAACATAATGTATTTAGCGAACTTATTTTTCCAATAGATAATAAAATTAATATAGTTGGGTATTACAATACTTTGAATCAACAAGAACCTATATTATTAAAAGGTAATATAGTACCACCAACAGAAGCTGATTATAACGCTGGGTTTATGATTAGAAGTTTTGCTAGAAAGACAAACGATGAAAGAAAAGTTCCATTTGAAATAAAAAGCGATGATGTACAAACTTCACCTTTATACGATTACCTTAATTTAACCTGGTACTTAACAGGAACAGCAGAATCAGTTGAATTAGCTAATCGTAGAAGAATAGAATTAGCAGCTGAAAGCTTTTCAAATATAGCTGGATTACTCAGCCCTTTTCAGTATTTTAGAAAAGTTGTTAATTTATCACCTGAAGAATCAATAAGAGAAAGATTGGGTGAGTCTCCGACAGAAACAACTCAGACACAAACACAGACTCAGACACAAACACAGACTCAAACACAGACAACATCAAATCAGGCTCAAGGAGCTGGTGCTGCTACAGGTCCTCCACCTGGAGTAATGACTGGTGGGGCCGGTGGAAGTGGATATTAATTTACATTTTGAACTTTTAATCTAATATATATTATAAAATAAAAGGTTATTATATATGAAAAGTCAAGTCTTAGACAAAGGCTTTATTGATGTCGTAGATTCATTAGGTAATGATCTAACAGTCGTCAATTCTGCTAGAGTATCATTCGGTAAAAGAAAAACAAAATTTGATAAATCAGACGAAAGGTTAGTTAGGTATTTAGCTAAATACAAACACTACTCTCCATTCAGACATCTTCAAGTTCAATTCCACGTCAAAGCACCAGAGTTTGTAATGAGACAATGGTATAAACACGTAGTTGGTATTGAAACAACATCCAATAGTTCAGCTAAAGACCACGCTTGGAATGAGATAAGTGGTCGTTATGTACCCGTATCCGATTACTATGAGCCATCAGTTTGGAGAAAACAATCCGATGATAATAAACAAGCATCAGAGGGTGTATTGGATGACTTACAGCAGAAGAGAATGACAAGTGCTTATAATGAGTATATGAGACAAGTCGAAATGACATACGATAGAATGATTAGCGCTGGTATGGCTAAAGAGCAGGCTAGAATCATTTTACCACTTAACCAATATACCGAAGTTTATTGGACAGCATCATTTCAGGCGGTAATGAATTTTATTGAGTTAAGAAACGAAAAGACATCACAATGGGAAATACAAGAGTACGCTAAGGTATTGTTAGAATCTATGAAAGAGGTATTTCCAAAAACCACCGAATTGTGGTCTGAAGCTCATGGTTGGAAATAATGTTAGATGGTTTATATGTCTTTGATGATTTTTATGAAAATGCTGATGAGGTTAGAAACTACGCTCTTACATTAGACTTTAATGTAAAGGGTAATTATCCAGGTGTTAGAACCGAATCATATTATAAAGAACATCATACTTACTTAAAGAAGTTTTTTGAAGATTCAATTATCAAACGAAAAATAAATTATTGGCCAGAGGAATACAATACTTCTTTTCAGTATACAACAAAGAAAGATAAAACTTGGATACATCACGATCAAACAGAATGGGCTGGTGTTCTATATTTAACACCTGATGCTCCTGTAGAATCCGGTACATCCTTTCACAGACACAAAGATACAGGTATTTATTATTGGGATGGAACAGAGGATACTGATTTAGAAACTAAAAACAAAGAGGAGTGGGAAGAGACAGCATATATTGGAAATATCTATAATAGGTTAATTGTTTATAGAGGTGGTTATTATCATCGTAGTAAACTTCCTGGATTTGGAACAGATAAACAAAGTGGTAGACTATTTCAAACATTCTTTTTCGATGCAAATGATGAGTGAAAAAACTTTATCTATAGTAGTAGGACACCCAAACAATGAAACTCAGATTTCAGCGATGGATAATATTGTAAATCAATTACGAAAATTGCCAAATGATATTTTAATATGTACTCATTGTGAAATACCAGACTTCATAAAAGAAAAGGTGGACTACACCATAGTAGATTTAGATAATAATCAAAAAATAACAAAAAAAGATTTACCCTATGCTCCATTTAAAGGTAGAATAAAAAATATTAAAACCGATGTATCAGATGAAGAGTTAGGTAAAAAAAATATTTACGACCAAAATTATATTGGTTTTGGTACTTCTCAAGGTTATTGGGATGATTATAGGGGTATAAGATTTAAGGCTGCTATGAGACCACACCCTTGGCATTATGCTGCTTTAAAAAATGTTGAAAATGGAATTAAGTTTGCTAAAAAGAATGGTTATAAATATTTTAATTATATGGAAGCTGATTTTAAATTACACGATGAAGAAGTTGATAATTTAAAAAAAGTAAGAGATAAATTAATTGACAGTAACAAAAAATTATATTGTATTTATTATAATGACAACATCCACAAAAACAATGAACTGATATGGGGAATCAGTATGGAACTTTTGATTGGTGAAGTAGACTTTTTTCACGATGTTATTAGGTGGCCTGATACTTTACAAAGGTTTAAAGATAATTGTTTTGCTTTTTTCTTACAGACAGTAGCTCCCTATTTTACTTGGGCACAAGAACTATCCATAGAGGCTTATGTTTATGAAAACATTAAATGGGCTCGTAAATTAGATTTATTGTATAATGAAACAGATGATATTTTAGCTGTAAATCGTAGTCACAGCGAACCTCATTGTAGTCAATTCCCAAAATCTAAATTAAATACCAGCGTCACATCAGAACATACTGCTATTGTCACATTGGTTGTTGATAAAAATAATATAGAAAGAGCAGGTATTTTTTGCTTAGCTAGAAGGGGTGGGAATCCTGTTCGCTATCAATATATTCTAACAAAGGATGGTGTTATACAATTTTGTAAAGATACATTACCAGAACAGTGGGTGGATGGTAATTACTTTTTTGAAGAATTTTATTTAGACAGGAAAAGTCAGTATAGGTTACAAGTAATTGCACCTGATGGTGGTGGGGTGTCGAAACTTCACAAAAAATTGATATACGAACAAAGCTTTACAGTTAGTGAGTTAATAAATTATACAAATGGACAAAAAATGTTTCCTTGTGAGTACGAATATACAAAGTGAAGTATGTAGAAGAAATTCCCGAAGAATGGAAAGCTGAAGCTGATTTTTGGACTAGCCATCATTATCTTTTTTCACCACTTTTCTCTGAAGAAGAATGTGATAAGATTATTGCCATTGGAGAACGATTGGAAAAAGAAAATGCTACTATTACACATAAAAATAGTAGTTATGAAAATACAAGAAACTCTCAAGTTTCTTGGATGCCATTAGCTAGAGAAACAAAGTGGATATATGAGTGGATTTGGGCTTCGGTTGAAAATACGAATCATTGGAAATTGGATATAAGAGGATTTTATGAGACTCTACAATATACAGTATATGACTCAACGGATGGTGTAACAAAGTATGATTGGCATACCGATACAGGACCGGGCAACAACCATAGAAAAATTAGTCTATCAATACAACTTTCAAATTCTGATGAATACAGTGGTGGTGAATTTGAATTAGAAAGAGGTGGTATTTTAAATACGCCTAATTATTTAAAAAAAGGTCATACTATTATGTTTCCATCTTTACTTAGACACAGAGTATTGCCAATTACAAGCGGTATTAGAAAATCATTAGTCGTTTGGGTAGCAGGTCCTCACATAAAATGAAAATAATAGAATCACATAAAGAGTGGAAAAGTTTTATGAAAGAGTTTAAAATTAGTAACTCTGTTGTACTTCCAATTCAATGTGACCCAAACGTACATCCAATTAAAACAGAATTGTGTTTATTATATGTTAGGTTACTAGATGGTGATACAAAAGAATATGTGTTGCCGTTTCGTCATTCGGATGCTATTAATTTAGAACATAAATATATTGAAAAGACTCACACATCAAAAAATGTTTATACTTATGATAAAAAAAAGCTATTACATTTCTTAGATTGGGAAAACGTATTCGATGTTCAGATGAATTACTATTTAGAAAATAATGCCCCTTTAACAATTGATGAAGTAACTACGAGTGCACATAGATATTTTTACAGTACACATTATAAGACACCTAATATAAATTGCGCAGTTCCTTTGATGAAACACATTCAGTATTGTAGGAGTCTGATAGATGAAAAGATTAAATTGGCTGCTATGTTGGGCGATAAGAACACAGAACCTATATTTAAAACTTATAACCTTGATGTGTTAGAAAATTTACAGAAGATAGAAAGTAATGGACTAAAAATTATAGGAGATATGGTGTATTCAGAATACAATCCATATACCGCTACAGGCCGCCCATCAAATAGATTTGGTGGTATGAATTTTGCTGCTCTCAATAAAAAAGATGGTAGTAGAAAGAAGTTTATCAGTAGGTATGGTAAAGATGGTATGTTAATTGAAATGGACTATGATGCTTATCATTTAAGATTGATTGCTGATGTAGTAGACTATCAGTTTCCAAATGGTTCTGTACATAAACATATGGCTAAATTATATGGTGTGGGTTATGATGAAGCTAAAGGGCTGTCATTTCAGTATTTATATGGGCATATACCTGATGATGTTATAAAAAGCAATCCATTCTTCAAAAAAGTTCAAAAATATATAGATCAGATTTGGAATAACTATAAATCGAATAATTTCATAGAATCTGATATTTATAATAAGAGAATATACAAAAAGAATTTATCTGATATGAATAAGAATAAAGTATTTAACTATCTTATTCAGCTGATGGAAACAGAAAGTAATATGAGTATGCTTACAAAATTACTACCTAAAATAAAAGGTTATAAGAGTAAATTAATTTTGTATAATTATGACTCATTTTTATTTGACTTTCACATCAAAGATGGATTAGAGTTTATAAAGATGGTAAAGGGTACTATTGAACAAAAGAAGAAGTATCCTGTGAAAATAGCAAAGGGATGGAATTACCACGAAATGAAAGATATTACGAGGAAATTTAAATGATTACAGACTTAAATGAAATATTAGTAGAGTGGTCTTACCGCACAAGCGATGGTAAGCCTGATGTAAATAACAGCGCTAAACTTATTTTATTAGAAAAGGTATTAGATGACTTCGGTTGGAGCAGAGAAGCAAGGGCTGAGTTGTTAGGTACTCTAATGGAAGCACCCAAACAGAAAGGTGATAAGATAGATCCAGAAACTAAGGTAAAATATAAAATAAAAGACAAAGATGGTAAGGATGTCGATAAGGAAACTACTTACAAATCTGCTATAAGTAGAGAGAAAGACTCTCCAGCGTATATTGCAGCAAAAGCACTACAGAACGATGGTGGTGATAAGAAAGATGGTGAGAAGTTAGATGAACCAAGTGAGTTTGATAGAGATGTAGATTCTAATAAAGGTATTGATCCTGGCTTTAAGAGGGGCGGAGATAAAGAAAAGGATGATGAAGAAAAGGATGATGAAGAAGAGGAAGGTGGAGATGATTTACCAAAAGGCGCACCCGAAATAGATATAGATAAAACTACAGATACAGAAGTAGGTGCTAAAGTAAAACCTTTTATAGAAAAGACATCAAAAACAATTTCTGAATTAGTAAAGGCAGGAAAAACAAAAGAAGCTAAGGCTCTTGCAAAAAATATTATAAAGAAATATCATATTACACAACAGTTATACTTACAACCTGATAAGAAAGGTCTTGGTAAAATTAAGATTGGTACTAAATATAAAAACTTTATGGGCGGTAAGACTCCCCCTACCCCCTATCAAAAAAAGATAATCGATGCTATAGAGTCGGCGGGGGTTAAAGTGCCAATAAGGAAAAAAGGGATTAGTCCTACAACAATGGCGCCAAATCAAGTACACGGAAATTTTGATGTAAAAGGAAAGCCTCAGTTTAAAAAAGGAAACGTAAAAACTATTAAAAATAAAAAGGGTGAAACTATAGCTAAAGAAATTCGGATAGCAGATAGAAATTTTACTATAAAAGTTAATCCAGATGATGAACTTAGTATATTAAGGTTGGCAACTTTACCTGAAGGTGATGTAGATTTTATTGATATAAATTCAGCTGATACACCAGAGGGTAGAACAGAATGTATTGTAAATGCCACCAATAATCTTGTTAGTACTTTTTCTAAAATAGAGGAAAAAATAACAGATGATTTTAATAAAGATATTGCAAAACAATTAAAAGAAAAAACAATGGAACTTCAAGAGTTAGAAAAAAAGAAGAGTGGTGTAGAAAGCGAGGAAGAAATTGAATCACTTCAAAAGGAGTTTTATGAAAAGGGTTTAGAAATTTTAGAAACTACAAAAGTAAAAAATCCCACACCTAAAGGTGTTAATGAATTTAATAGTATGGCCGCTTATATATCAGAAACTATTGAGGCTGCAGGATATTTAAATCGAGGAATTGAAACCTACATACCTGCTTCTGGTAATTTTGAAACCAACGATGTTTTGCCTTTTATAAAGGGTAATGCACAACCAACAACTGTTTCTAATGATGGTATGACAGCCGATGAAATGAATATGTATTTAAGAGATGAAGATAGTTTGGATCCCGCTGGTGCCTCAGTTAAATTTGCAGGTGGTGGTGCATCACAACTTTTAAGTAGAATTGAAAAATCTACTTTTAAGGATAAAGATGTAACGATGATGATTAATGGAAAAGAAAGAAAAGGAACTAAAGAATTATTAGTTGGATTGACAGAAACTTACAAAAATCTTTTTCCTGATACGGGCGCCCCACCAAAACCACTTACTGATGAAGAAATCGAAACTATGATGGGAGAAAGTAGACAAGCTTTATATGAATTTTATCCAGAAATGAAAGATAATCCTGATGCTGAAAAATATTTTATCGATAAGATTGCGGGTTCTGTAAAAAAACAATTAGATAGATTAAATCAAGATAGACTTGCAAAGGGCGAGGGATATGACAATGCTGTAAAAAGAATGGAATTGTATCATTATAGTCAGTCTGTACTTGCAATAGTACACAATCACCCTGAAAGAGGACTTAAAGGACAGGGATTTGCTAATTCCGATTACGCAAGTAGAACAGTAAAAGGAAAAGTTAAAATAGAGAGAATACACTCAAATGGTGTAGACACACTTGCATACGCAGGTTTGGATATTGATATGGGATATACAGTCAGTAATTCTGGTAAAATTACACCAACAAACTCATATTCCAGCAGATTGAAACATACAAACGTAACTGATGACTTAATCAAGAAGCTGACAAACAAATGAAAACTCAACTACTCTGCACATTCACTCAAAAAGATAGGCTAGAAGATATTCTAGAACTTATCATATTATGTAATGATATAGTCTATGATAAGATATATGTATTTCAAAATGTCAAAGAAAGTAATCAAGTTATATGTACTTATAATGTTGAATATGATGGTGATAATCATCCTGAAGATATTCCAAATACTATTTCACTACACCGTAAGAAACAAAGTAATACACTTTACACTATAAACGCACTTAATGAAGTTATAAGAAGTTTAAATAATGGAGTCTTAGATAAGAGGTTTCCTATCCCGTGGGAAAATTATCAGAATAGTTTATTGCTAACAAATGACAATGGGTTAAATAAAATACCAACAAAAATACACAGCATAGTTGATGTAAAAAATAGAGAAGATTAATAAAATAAAATTGTATTTCACTATAACAGGTGATATATATTAAAGGTTACACAAAGTAACTAACAAATGACAATTAAATAATAACAAAGGAGAATGAAAAATGGATATTAATTCTATTCGTAATAGGCTAAATCAGCTACAAACCACAAACAATCGAACTTCAAATCTTTGGAAACCACAACCTGGTAAACAGGTTATTCGTGTTTTGCCATATAAGCATAATAAGGATAATCCTTTCATTGAGTTGTTCTTTCATTTTGGTTTGAATAACAAAACCTATCTATCACCAATCACATATGGTCGTCCTGATCCAATCGAAGAGTTTGCTCAAAAACTTAAAACGAGTGGTAATCGTGAAGAATATCAAATGGCTCGTAAATTAGAGTCAAAGATGAGAACTTTTGCGCCAGTAATTGTTCGTGGTGAAGAAGCACAAGGTGTTCGTTTTTGGGGTTTTGGTAAAACAGTCTATCAAGAATTACTTTCTGTAATTGCAGATCCAGATTATGGTGATATTACCGATCCAGTAAGTGGTCGTGATGTTGCTGTTGAGTTCAAAACAGCTGAGGAAACAGGTAAATCTTTTCCATCAACTTCTATTCGTGTTAAGCCGAATCAAACACCCATCATTGAGGACAAAGCAAAGCTTGAAGCTATGTTAGATAATCAAAAGAATATTGCTGACTTATATCAGGAATTGTCTTATGAAGAACTAACTGGTGTTCTTAATGAGTGGTTGAATCCAAGCGAAGAGGGTGATGAGACTAAAAAAGAAGCAGCTCCTGTTTCAGCGACAATTACTGAATCAACTAAGGTTGAGGATACAAGTGCCGCTTTCGATGAGTTGTTTAATAAGTAAATAAAGTTATAATGGGTGTTGAAGCCAACACTAATAAAACCGAGTGTGTGCATCCAATATTGGAACATAAAGCCGGACACACCCATTATTTTAATTAGGAGAAATATATGTCAGTAAAAGACGATTTGGCTGGAGTTCTTGCCGACTCTTTAAATAAGAAATTCAAAGACTACAAAGTTGCTTATTTCTTAGATGGTACAGACAACACACCAACAGATATAAAAGAATACATTTCAACAGGTTCAACGATGTTAGATTTAGCAATATCAAATAGGCCTGATGGTGGTATTGCAGTTGGTAGAATTACAGAATTAAATGGATTGGAAAGTAGTGGTAAGTCATTAGTCGGTGCACATCTACTTGCCGAAACTCAAAAGAAAGGTGGTGTCGCTGTTTACATTGATACTGAAACTGCTGTGAGTGAAGATTTCTTAGAAGTTATAGGTGTTGATGTTAATAATATGTTATATCTTCATTTAGAAACTATCGAAGATATTTTTGAGGCTATAGAAGAAATAGTAACTAAAGTAAGAGAATCAGATAAAGATAGGTTAGTAACTATCTTAGTAGACTCATTAGCTGCTGCTACAACAAAGGTTGAGTTAAACGCAGACTATGACAAAGATGGTTGGGCTACTTCAAAGGCTATCATCATATCAAAGGCTATGAGAAAGATTACTCAGATGATTGGTAGACAAAGGGTAGCTTTGGTATTCACAAATCAATTAAGACAAAAGTTGGGTGTAATGTTTGGAGATCCTTGGACTACATCAGGTGGTAAGGCTCTTCCATTTCACGCATCGACTCGTGTAAGATTAAAGAACAAAGGTCAGATTAAAGATGCTAAAAAGAATACTATCGGTATGACTATACTGGCGCAAGTGATTAAGAATCGTTTGGGTCCTCCACTTAGAAAAGCAGAGTTTCCTCTGTACTTTGAAAGTGGTGTAGATGATGAAGGTAGTTGGTTATTAGTTCTTAAAGACCACAACTGTGTAAAAGTTGGTGGTGCTTGGTATACTATGAAAGACCATAATGATAAAGAGATTAAGTTTCAATCTAAAGAATGGGCTACTATGCTTGAAGATGAAGAGTTTAAGTCTTATTGTTATAAACTCATTTGTGATAAAGTTATACTCAAATACACTAAAGCTGATTTAGGTATTGATGATGTAGAAATTACAAAAGAGGTGTTAGGTGACTAATGCTCGATACTTATCGATACTCGAAGAAATAAAAAAGAATGGTGGTAAATTAGACTCAGATGAACCTGATGATAAGGTACTGATTATAGATGGACTAAACACTTTCATAAGATGTTTCAGCGCTATACCAACTCTCAATGATGACGGCGCTCATGTTGGGGGAATAGTTGGTTTTCTAAGGTCAGTCGGATACGCTATAAGGACTATTAGACCTACCCGAACTGTCATAGTATTTGATGGTAAAGGTGGGTCTAACCGCCGTAAGAAAGTATTTCCAGAGTATAAGGCTGGTAGGAATATGTCGGAAAGACTTAATCGTTCCTATGATTTTAACGATAAAGAAGATGAACATCAATCTATGATTATGCAATTAACGAGAGTTATAGATTATTTGGATTATCTTCCAATCACAACGATTACGATTGAGGGTATAGAAGCTGATGATACGATGGCTTATCTTACCAAACAGGTTATGAAAACATCTAAGATAGTTTTAATGTCTACAGACAAAGACTTTCTTCAATTAGTAAACCATAGAGTATCAGTTTGGTCTCCTACAAAAAAGAAGATGTACGATCCTCCTAAAGTATTAGAGGACTATGGAATACCATCTCACAACTTTGCTGTCTATAGATCTATAGATGGCGATAAGTCTGATAATATAAATGGTGTTCGTGGTTGGGGATTGAAAACTATTCAAAAAAAAATACCGCTTTTACTCGAAGATAAGATACTTAATATAGATGACATTATTAAAGAAGATGAAAAACTTAAAGAGAGTGAAGAGTTATTGAAACGAAACTATATGTTGATGCAGTTAGATGAGGTAGACATTGGTGCTTCTGCTAAAACTAAAATCTTAGACAAGATCAGAGAACCTATAAATAGGTTAAATAAAATACAATTCCAAAAGAGATTTATTGAGGATAGATTATTTGCTACACTTCCTAATATGGATAGTTGGTTGGTACAATGTTTTGCTAAACTCAATCAAATGGCTGAGAAAACAAATGGGAAGAAAACGTAAGTACATTTCAGAAAAAGATAAAAAGGAAGCACAGCGTAGATGGTCTATGGAATACTATGAAAGAAATAGAACAACTCTTCAGGCAAAAGCTAGAGAACGCTATCGTAGAAAAAGACAAATGGAATTAAAAGAAACACAAAGAAGAGAACTATATGGCGAGTGAGAATTTTAATCAATTCGGTCCGACATTTCAATCAAAGATAATTTCATCTTTATTGTCGGATAATAAGTTTATACAAACTATCAATGACATACTAGAACCATCATATTTTGATTCGGATGCCAACAAATGGCTTACGAGAGAAATAGCTAAATACTTTATGGAGTTTAGAAAAGCTCCTACATTAGAAGTTCTGAAGATAAAGATTACTCAGATGGATGATGAGATATTAAAAGTTTCTATCATTGATAATCTAAAAGAAGCTTGGAGAAATATAGAGGCTACTGATTTGGATTTTGTAAAGCAAGAAACATTAGGTTTCTGTAAAAATCAGGTTATTAAAGAATCGATTATGGAATCTGTTAATCTATTAGAACAGAAAAAGTATGATGAAATAAAAGTAATAATTGATGCTGCTATGAAAGCTGGTAGTGAAAGAGATTTAGGTCATGATTATATTATTTCATTAGAAGAGAGGCTTACATCATCAGTAAGAAATACATTACCTACACCTTGGGATTCAATCACTACTGTTATGGATGGTGGATTGGCTGGTGGTGAGTTAGGTGTATTAGTTGCTGCTGCTGGTGTTGGTAAGACTTGGTGTTTACAATCTCTGGCTGCTCATTTAGTAAAGCAGGGTAAGACTGTAGTTCATTATACATTAGAGTTGAATGAGGCTTATGTTGGATTAAGATACGATACAGTATTTAGTGGAACACCTACTGCTAATATTAAATTTTATCAGGAAGATGTACAGAAAGTTATAGATGGTCTAGATGGTAAGTTGATTATCAAATACTATCCTACTCGTTCTGCTTCAGTAAATACTCTGGCTGCTCATCTGAAACAGATGGAAATACAGGAAATCAAACCTGATGTGGTTATAGTTGATTATGCTGATATTTTAAAACCAACTACATTCTATAAAGAGAAGAGGCATGCTACTGGTGAGACATATGAAAATCTTCGTGGTATGGCCGGTGAGTTTGATATTCCAATATGGACAGCTTCTCAAGCAAATAGAAGTTCATTGGAAGAAGATGTTATTGATGCTAGTAAAGTATCTGAAGATTACTCTAAGGTTATGACGGCTGACTTTGTTATGTCTGTAAGTCGTAAGGTAGAGGATAAGATTGCAAACACTGGTAGAGTGCATGTAATCAAAAACAGATTTGGTATAGATGGAATAACATTTCCTGCAGAGATTAATACAAACACAGGTAATATACAAGTGTATGAATCATCAACGCAGGGTGGGAAATCAGCGCAAGGTAAGATGGATAATTCAGAGGAATATTTAAGGCAGACATTATCAAAAAAATATAATGACTTAAAACCAAAAACAGATGGATTTGAATAGATAAGATTTGGTATATATTATATTTATATATGTTGTCAGAAAACAAACAAATTAAATAGGAGTTACGATGGAAAAATTTCAGTTGTCAGAAAATTTTATAAATAAGTTTAAAAGAAAAAAACCACCATTCGGTTTTAATGGATTAGGTGAGTTAGTTTATATGAGAACATACTCAAGAATTAAAGAAGATGGTAAAAATGAAAGATGGTGGGAAACAGTTAGAAGAGTCGTAGAAGGTACTTACTCTATGCAGAAGGATCATATTGACTCACATCAATTAGGGTGGAATCCGTGGCAAGCTCAAAAGTCGGCGCAAGATATGTATGAGCGTATTTTCAATATGAAGTTTTTGCCACCAGGCCGTGGACTTTGGGCTATGGGAACAGCCATAACCGAAGAAAAAGGTTTATACGCCGCCCTCAATAATTGTGCTTTCGTATCAACAAAAACAATCAAAGACGATATGGCTAAACCATTCTGTTTCCTTATGGATGCTAGTATGTTAGGAGTAGGAGTTGGGTTTGATTGTAAGGGTGCTGGTGAGATTATCGTAAAGGGTATAGATAAGAGTCGTGATGAATCCTTATTTGAAATACCAGACACTCGTGAGGGTTGGGTAGAATCTCTAAAGGTTCTTTTAGAAAGTTACTTTCACGGAACTGCTCCAATCAAATTTGACTATTCAAAGATAAGAGTAGCCGGTGAACCAATCGCTGGATTTGGTGGAGTCAGTAGTGGTCATGAACCTCTCTTAGAAGTACACGAAGATATTAGAAAAATATTAGAAAAGAATAAAAATGAACCAATCTCAATCACTACAATAGTAGACATAATGAACCTTATTGGAAAATGTGTTGTAGCTGGTAATGTTCGTAGAACTGCTGAGATTGTATTTGGTGAACCAGACAACGAAGAATATTTAGATTTAAAAAACTATAAAGTAAACCCTGAGAGGGAACAATATGGATGGACAAGTAATAATAGTATCTTTGCCGAACTTGGGATGGATTATACTG